AACTAATTGACATATCTGTTCTGATTGTGTATTGTTGCTCTCATAAATTGGAATAGGGCTTGAGCATTTTGATGTGCCATTAGCCCTTTTTTTGTGATCGTTAGTTAGTTTTCCATTGAATAAATGTTTTGTATCAATGGCCTGTACCATATGTGTATATTTTAAACTAAACCAACAAATGATATTTCGATAATTTTGCACCCTCCATATAATCTGATCTCTGTGTATCTTTTACACCTTTTGGTAGAAGAGGTAATATTATGAATTTTTTGAAAAATGGCGATGCGTTTGAAAGCATTCGTCAGGCTATTAGTAATCAAATACTGGGTAGCAATGTAAATTTTGCGTTTCTAGATAAGGTGAAAGAACCAAATTATTTGAAGAATTTGCTGGCTCTAAGAGGGGTTGCATTCAAAAAGAAAGACGAAAAAAAAGTTCGTCATTTTTTAGCAGACCTGTTTGCCGGAGAAATCGTACAGATCGCCGACAATACTGATAAAAATGAAAACCTTGAAGATATTAAAACCGATTGCAGAGAGAATGTCGCTCGCTCCAAGCTTCGAATTGATACGCGCAAATGGTTGATGGAGCATTTCGCACCCAATTTCTACGGAAGTTCAAAATTCGATAAAGGCGAAAAATCGAAAAAATCATTGTTCCGGGCTAAGGTTTACTTGCCTGAGAATGGTCGCCCTTAAACCACAAAGTGGACCCCAGGAAATTTTTCTGGCTTCAAATGCAGACATTGCTATTTACGGCGGAGCTGCGGGGGGCGGTAAAAGTTATGCGCTTTTACTGGAACCACTTAGACATATTCATAATCCGAAATTTAGAGCTGTCATCTTTCGCAGAACAAGTAAGCAAATACGGAACGAAGGTGGTCTCTGGGATACGTCACGGCAACTTTACGGAAAAGTCGGTGGAGAAGCCAAAGAAACCGATCTTTTGTGGCGTTTTCCGTCTGGCGCAACTATCAGCTTTGGTTACATGGAACATGAAAAGAACCGATATGACTGGCAAGGGACTGAAATTACCTATTTGGGCTTTGATGAACTTACTCATTTTACGGAAAAACAGTTCTTTTATCTGTTAAGTCGTAATCGATCCACATCCGGTATTTCTCCATATGTACGGGCTACATGTAACCCAGATGCAGATAGTTGGGTTGCGCCTCTGGTTAGTTGGTGGATCAATCCAAAAACAGGTCTGGCAGAGGGTGATCGGTCAGGGGTGCTGCGGTGGTTCTTTCGAGATGGAGATGAGTTGAATTGGCAAAGTAAATCAGACGCGTTGACAAAACTGCAGACAGATCAAATTCCCAAATCTCTGACTTTCGTTGCCGCATCCATAGATGATAACAAAATTTTGTTATTGAAAGACAAAGGCTACAAATCCAATTTAGCGGCCCTTGATCAAGTAGAACGGGAACGACTTTTAAACGGAAACTGGAACATTCGGCCCGCTGGCGGCCTGTATTTTCAGCCAAGCTGGTTTCCTGTGGTGGGAGTTGCACCAGAAACAGTGAATTCGGTTCGCGGCTGGGATTTGGCAGCTACCGGTACTTTAGATGAAAAAAAGACAACGGGAGATTTTAGTGTTGGCGTCCGCGTAAGTGTCGATAAATCAGGGAGATATTATGTTGAACATGTTGAACGGTTTAAAGGATCCCCACGGGAAGTAGAAGAGAGAATGTCCCGGTTGGCGGCGTTGGATGGTACTTCTGTGTCGATTGCCCTGCCGCAAGATCCGGGTCAGGCAGGGAAGGCGCAAGCCCAATCATTGACGCGATTGCTCAGTGGATACCGGGTGACAGCCAAGCCTGTAACGGGAAGTAAGGTTACGAGAGCCGCAGCTTTTTCATCGCAAGTTGAAAGCGGAAATGTGTTTTTGATAAAAGGGAACTGGAATGACGCCTTTTTAAACGAATTACAGGCTTTTCCAAACGGCCGGTACGACGATCAAGTAGATGCAGTTGTTGACGCCTTTAACGCTCTTCGGGACAGAAAACGAACATCACAACGGGAAATGTATTCATGATAGATCCATCAATAACTTCCACAAGTTACGATGAAATGGCTGCTAAATGGGCACTACCACGCGCATTGATGGGGGGCACACCTGCAATGAAAAAAGCAGGCAATGTTTATCTTCCACGGCATCCTGCAGAAAACCCTGCTGTATATAACGAACGGGCCAAACGAGCAGTTCTTCGAAACTACTATCGACGGACTGTTCAAAAGATTGTAGGACGAGTATTCGCAAACCCGGTAATGCCGAGCACCGATCTACCTTCATCTATTCAAAATAATTTTAAGAATATTGATCTGATGGGGCGCGGCCTAAATGCCTTCGCGCAAAGCTGGTTTGAAGATGCTCTCGTCTCAGGGCTATCATATGTGCTAGTGGATTTTCCGGATCAAAATAAAACGGCACAGGGAAACGAGAGCATTATTCGTCCCTATGCAGTTCATATTCCCGCGGAACAGGTCATCGCAGTTCAGTGGGAGGAGGGATCGGCTGTTCCGAAATTGTCTCAAGTTCGAATTCGGGAAAAGAACCGTGATTATCAAGGCTTTAGTGAAGAAAATAGAGAGCGTATTAGGGTGCTTGAACCCAATCATTGGTTTTTGCTTGAAGAAACTGAAAAGGGCGATTGGCAGACCATCGATGATGGCGCAAATAGCCTCGGGGAGATCCCACTGGTAACGCTATATTCCAATCGAACGGGATATATGGAAGCTGTTCCGCCATTGGAGGACCTCGCTTATTTGAACTTGGAGCATTATCAAATTAGGTCAGATCAGCGGAATGCGTTAAACGTCGCATCCTTTCCTATATTGGCAGCCTCTGGGTATGATCCGGAAATTGACGGTCCTATTGAAGTTGGGCCAAATAAAGTGCTGACAACTTCAGATCCTGATGGAAAATATTATTATGTGGAAAGTTCTGGTGCGGCCCTTGAAGCCGGGGCACGAGAGCTTGCTGATTTAGAAAAAAATATCCGCCTGTTTGGTCTTCAATTTGAACAAGGTCAGGGAAGTGAAACAGCGACCGGTCGGCTCATTGATGCCAATGATGCGTTAAGCCCGATTGCAGCCATGACAGCTGAATTGGAAGACAGTCTCAATTCAGTGCTGCGGTTGTTTGCAAAGTGGAGTGGTGTTGAGCATTTCGGGGCTCTAAAGATGCAGTTTTCTAATGTCGAAAACGGAACAGATGCGTCTGGTATTAATGACCTGCTCGCCCTTTGGAAAGCAGGTGTTATTAGCCAACAGGATATCCAAAAAGAAGTCATATCTCGCGGAATTGTAAGTGATAGCCTTGCCTTTAACGCTCCAGGGGTTTGAGAGCGCTAGGTCACTTTAATGGCTGTTTCAAATAAACGACTGTTTATGAAAGGATTAATATGTTTGATTTTCCCGTTCATGTAAAACACGTAAATGATGTTCCAGATAATTTTCAAAACCTATATGTGACAACTGAAGAAGGATGCTCTTTAATTGAAGAATTGGCAGTGAAATTCACAGCCGATACGGATGACAAAATTATTGAAACACTGACGCAAGAAAATGGAGCCTTGCAGCAATCGTTGCTAGGCTTCCGGGAACACGCTGAAACGTCCCATGAGTTGGAGCAAAAATTAAAAAGCCTGAATACACAACTTGGTGATTTAGGCAGCCAACTTGAAACACGAGATCAGGAAGTATCAGCCTTATCCATAATAAATGGCACTTACATGATGGAAGAAAAAGCGACCCAAGCCATCGCAAAAGCCAAAGGAAATATTGCGCTTTTAAAGCCACATGTTTTAAATTTTCTGGAAATTTTAAACGTTGACGGCGTGCGTCAAGTTCAAGTTAAAGAAACTAAAGAAATCGTGGATGGGGATCGCGATACGCTTCCTATTTCAGTTGAAGATCTTGTGCTTAAACTGAAAGATGACCCGTCGTTCTCAGCAGCGTTCAATACGAACCCTGTAACTGGCGGCGGCATGAGCCCAGTACAAAGCGGGCGAAACTCTCGCCACCTAAATCCTACAGATCAAAAGTCGATCAATTCAAAGATTGAAGAAATCGCCGCCGGTAAAATAACCGTATCTATGTAGGTAGAGGGGCGGCGCCCAAACCTACAAACTTTCCCAGCTAAATATCTTCGGAGAAGAAACCTATGACGAACGATGTGTCGGCAGTTATGCCGAAAATCCTTGCGCGTGGCCTAATGTCTTTACGTGAACAGGCCATCATGCCTCGATTAGTAAATGGTAGCTTTAGTGCAGAAGCAGCGGAAAAAGGCGACACTATTGATGTGCCACTACCAGCGGATCTGGTGGCATCTGATGTCACGCCCGGGAGCGTTCCTCCAGAATCTTCGTCTTCTGAAATGGAAAAAATACAAATCGAGCTTAATAATTGGAAGAAATCCAGTTTCCATCTAACCGACAAGGAAATGATGGAGATATCCTCTCATGAGAACTTCATTCCTATGCAAGTGGGTTCCGCTGTCAGAGCGCTTGCCAATGCAGTGAACGAGACCATTCACAATCAATATAAAGGCATTTATGGTGTCGTTGGCGCAGCAGGCACAACGCCGTTTGAGATAGATTCAACCGATGCCACTGCAGCTCGTAAAATGTTGCTTAAACAAAGGGCACCAAAAGAGAACCGCTATGGCGTTCTCAACTTTGATGCGGAAGCAAATGCGTTGGACCTCGCATCATTTTCTGATGTGGATAAAACCGGCAACAATTCCGTAAAAATCGAAGGTGAAATCGGCCGTAAGTTCGGTATCAACTGGTTTAGTGATGATCATGTCATGAGACATGAAACCGGTGCGGCTACTTCTGGGAGTATCCAAGTTGATATCTCAGGATCATCAGGTAAAACCTTGAAAGCAGACGGATTTTCAGCGAGCCCTATTGAAGGAGATGTCTTCACTATTGGAGGAGGAGCGCAGCAATATGTCGTGAATTCAGCCACAGATCTAAGTGGTGGAGTCTATACGATGATCATCTCACCAGCGCTTGTCGCTGATGTTGCTGATGCTGACGAATTGACGTTTGTGGGCAGCCATGAAGTGAACCTTGTTTTTAACCGCGATGCTTTTGCATTCGCCAATAGACCGTTGGTCCAAAGTACAGTTGGGGACGGTCTTGGTAGCCAAATTATGTCCATGACTGACCCACAAACAGGTTTGTCGTTACGGTTGGAAGTCAGCCGCCAATATAAACAGGTAGTTTGGGAATTTGATCTGCTTTGGGGTGTGAAACTTGTGCGTCCTGAATTGGCAATTCGTTTGGCCGGCTAGCGACTTGGAGAGGAGTAAATTATCTCCTCTCCTTTTTCCTCAACTGTTGATGCAGGAACTCAAATCATGACCCTAATTGTTGAAACAGGAGCTGGTGTCGTCGGCGCGCTCAGTTATATCTCGTTAGATGAGGCAGATACGCATTATACAGCCTTATCTGTTGGTTCTTGGGAAAGTGCCAGTACGGGGCAACGGGAAAATGCACTTAAACAGGCAAGTGCCTATGTGGATTTTTACGACTACTCTGGATTCCCTTTCTCATATGCCCAAGGTTTGAAATGGCCGCGCTCTGGCGTGAAAGATAAAGATGGTCGGATCCTGTCAGGGCTTCCCTATGCCCTTACAACAGCCGTTCTGGAACTTGCGTCATCTCTTTTGGAAAACCCGCAAAATCCCCTCGATAACAGGCAGATCATGAAAGAAAAAATCGGCTCATTGGAGCTTGTTTATTCTGGCAATGGGCGAAGGCCGAGCTTTGTTTTCAAATTGTTGATGCAAATTGGCGCGCGTGTGCAGTCTCCTGAAATCATGCGAGGATAATATGAAGCGTGAAACCATTAAACGGGTCGTGGGGAATGTCTTTGCCAATGCTGGCGATATGGTTATCCCCGTCAGCATCATCCGAACATCAGTAGACGTCCATACGCCGGGGCTTCCCGAAGTTATCAGCGAAACGCGTCTTTCGGTGAACCTATTGAAGATGCAATCTCCCAAGGGGAAATCATTTTTGGAAACAGGGCCGGTTATAGATAAATCCTATAACGTCTCATTTCTTCAGTGTGAGGATTGCATACCAGTGCCCGGCGA